GGACCGGCCAATGCCCTTATGGACAAATTGGTAAAGTCAGCTCTCTCAAAAGGAGTGAAGTGTGGGTTCGAATCCCACCGAGGGTACCAATATAAATATCTTATTCTGTTACAGGATAAGTATTCTTAAGATATGAATAATAAAATTATCAGTATAGAGCCAGCAATCAATCCTTCTAATAGACCTGCATTTCTATTAGACTGGGAACTTACAATGAAATGTAACTTAGATTGCGATTATTGCTACACTGGTGTAGAATCTGGTGGTCATGACAATAGTACAGAGCATCCTCCCCTTGAGGATTGTTTGAAAACTATTGATTTTATGTATGCATATGCAGACAAATACATGAATAAAAAACCCGAATGGCAACGTATGGTTGTGTTAAATGTGTATGGTGGTGAAAGTATTTTTCATCCAGACATAGTAACGATATTAAAAGCAGCAAGACAAAAACACGAATCTTTTAAAGATAAGTGGCCTGTGACTATTACTTGCACAACAAATGCAGTTGCTGGAAAATCATTATGGTCTGCGGTAACTGATCTAATAGACGAATTTACTATAAGTTTTCATGCAACAGCTTTGCCAAAACAAAGACAACAAGTGCTAGATAATATCTTGTATAATAAATCCATTGGTCGCAGACAAAAAGTTGTTTTTGTAATGCACAACAATCCTGCATTTTGGGATATAAGTTGCCAAGCAATAGAATTTTGTAAAGAGCACAACATAAAATATGTAGTTAAAGTAAATGACAAAATCTCATCGATAATTAAAAGATGGCAGTATAACGGTGACCAATTTGAATATTTAAAAAACTATCATCAATCTCGCACTGCAACGATCAGTGGCAAGGAAAAGTTACAGCAAGCAATGTTACCTTCGGACAATAATTCGGTAGATGTTTCTGCCATTGGTCGAAGTTGTTGCGGTGGCAGAAGTTTATGTAGCAATGGAGATTTAAAGTCTCCAATGTCTTTTCTGCCAGCTGCTGGATTTGAAAAATGGTACTGTAGTGTAAATTGGTATTTTTTGTTTATTAAACAAGTTAACGGAAATGTCTACTTTAACAGAGATTGTAGAATTAATTTAAATTCAGATTTCGAACCTATAGGTAATTTGCAAAACTATAGTAAAATTTTATCTGATTTGGACAATCTATTAGAAAAAGATGAAATACCTGTAGTGCAGTGTATAAAATCTAGGTGTATTTGTGGTTATTGTGCTCCTAAAGCAGAAAAGTTCGAAGATTTTCAACAACTAATGAAAAAACATGTAACCAACGATGTTACATTTCAATACAACAACGTATATTAAAAATAATACCGCCATCGTATAATGGATAATGCACTGGGCTACGAACCCGGGGATTGAGGTTCGATTCCTTATGGCGGTACCAACTTAACGGAGCCTTGGTGTAATGGTAGCACACGTAGAAAGTGATCCTGACAAGGATACAATACAGCAGCCAATTCATTCCATTCATAAGGACGAGATCGGGGTTCGAATCCCTGGGGCTCCACCAAATTTTAGGATGCAGACAGCAATTTAAAACAATCAAACTGTAAATTTGACTAAAAATGCATCCTGTTTTATAATATATTACTTTAGTAAGGTTAACGATGATTCCTCTTATTGCCAAAAAAGAAATAGCACAAGAAAGATACAATATCTGTAAAGCCTGTGATAGTTTTACTGCGGCAAGATTATGTAAAGAATGCAATTGCTTTATGCCAGTTAAAGTTAAGCTAGCTCATGCATGGTGCCCTAAAACTAAATGGCTTAGTAAAATGGATCCTAGAGAACACCAGCCTGATGCGTATAAAGATTTAGAGTAGTATGTCATAGGGTATCAGTAATGGATAATTTATTAACTCAGCAGATCAATTTAAAATTTAATCAAGATTGGACTAGAGTAATTTCTACTCTCAATCATGCTATAGAGATGGTAAGATCGAATTCTGATAAAATAACAAAAAGTTACAAATACAGTGATTACGGGCATCATTATGAATTTGGTAGTGCTGGTACTATAGCACATGTTACTAATGGTAGCAGTTATTGGTATAATATGAATGGCCCGTTGATAACAAAGTTAACTCCTTGGCTCGATTCATTTATGAAAGATGTGGCTCCTATTAAACCTACTTTTATAACTCTCAATAAACTAATAGGAGATGGTGCAGAGCACAGAGATCAACCTGGTCAAAATACAGGATTGAATTATTTTTTAGAAACTACAAATAGCATTACTTACTGCAAAGATTTAAATGTTGAAGAAAGTTATTCGAGTATAAAAGACACAGCTTGGATTTTAAATATTCAAAAAAAACATAGGATTATTAATCCCGATACAAGGATATGGTTTAATCTAAGATTTGAAGCAGACTTTGAAACTTGTAAGGAATTTTTTAAAGACAAAAATTTTGTTTACTAAGACTTTTTAGGTGTGACTATGTTGTAATGGTAGCAACCTAGACTGTGACTCTGGTAGTACGGGTTCGAGCCCCGTTAGTCACCCCTAAGTAGTTTTATGCCACGGTAGCTCCAATGGTAGAGCAGCGGACTGAAAATTCGTGTGTTACTGGTTCGAGTCCAGTTCGTGGTACCAATAAATATTTTATATTGGAGGATCAAAAATGCAAGCAAGACCTATTACATTTAAAAATTCGTTCAATAATGAACAATGGATCTGCGAGGATACCAAAAAAATTAAATTGATTGACGGCGTTAGCTACTTAACAGTACATAAACCGGGCAGCTATCGCATGGTTTTAATGCGTAAAGATAGTTTGGTTCCATTAAAAACTAAACAGTGAGCTCTTATAGTTAAATGGCATAACGCATCCTTGGTAAGGATGTATTTCAAGTTCGATTCTTGGTAAGAGCACCACACTCGCTGTAGTTCAATGGATAGAACGGGGTCCTCCTAAGACTCAAATCCAGGTTCGATTCCTGGTGGCGGGACCATGCTATAAGTATAGTTCTATGCACAAGTTAATCGAACACACACCTAAACGATTGTTTACGTTTGGGTGTAGTTTTACCAATTATTATTGGCCAACTTGGGCTAATATTATAGCCTGTGATTTAAATATACCTTTTTATAATTACGGTAAAATTGGTGCAGGTAATCAATATATTTTTAATACTTTAAATCAGGCCGATGCAGTTCATAAATTTAATAAAGATGACTTAGTTATTGTGGCATGGAGTAACATTACTAGAGAAGACAGATTTATTAAGGATAAATGGATTACTCCAGGTAACATATACACACAAGATTTTTACGGCAGCGATTTTGTTGTTAAGTACGCAGATCCAACAGGCTATTTAATCAGAGACTTGGCTTTTATTAAATCAACAGCCGATCTATTAAGTTTAAGAAACTGTCAATATCATTTTTTTAAACTCATGGAATTTAATTGTTTAAATCAATGGAATCCAAATGTAAGGGAAGATTTTGATAAAAAAATATTAGATATGTATCGAACATATTTAGATAAAATATATCCGAGTTTTGTAGAAGTTCTTTGGAATAATGATTTAGGATTAAAATTTGCTTTAGATAAAGATAAGTTTTATGACAAGTTTGAAGATGGCCACCCAACAGTGTTGGAACATTTTGAATTTTTACAAAAAACTTTTAATCATATTTTTAATGAACGAACCTTGTATACCGTCTACGACGCAGATGTCAGAATAACTGACAGAATCAATGAAATGCGGGTAAAAGGAAGATGGCATCGATTTGTAAGTTTAATAGATTTATTATTTAATAAATCCCAAAATTCACAGATTTATAATTGACAAAAATACTTAGTTTTAATATAATAAATTAACTGGCGTTAGTTCAATGGATAGAACAGTAGCCTTCTAAGCTATAAATACAGGTTCGATTCCTGTACGCCGGGCCAGATTTTTAGGATACATACAGCAAAACTATCATAAACGATAGGTAGTTGGTTCGATTCCAACAGTTGGCTTCATGCCAATTTAGCTCATTAGGTAGAGCATTCGTCAAACGAAGGTATCCTGTTATTGTCCGGTTAGTTCAGCGGTATGAACGCTACCTTGACACGGTAGAGGTCACTGGTTCGATCCCAGTACTGGACACCAAATGATTATAAATATGGATAAATATTTTATAATAAACATGGAATATTATTATGCCAGTATATACTAAAAAAACAATTGTTGACGTGGAAGATCATTGGGGATCGGACTATGACGCAAGGCTTCAAGAAGCTCAAGCTCAAATGGCAATTTGGGCAGCTGAAGGAAAAACAGACGGGAATCTGGTTCATGAAATTGTTACGATAGAGTACCCCACTCGATATATTTCAAGATTTACCAGAGTTTGGTTAGATCAGGCCGCGGCCGAAGCTTACGAAATATTTGCAGTCGCTGGCGCAAATCAATTCGGCAATGCAATTGATAGTTTTCAAATAGTCGATAACGTTTAATTTTATCAAAAATTATTGACGTATTTCCTTACTTATTGTATAATCATTCTACAATAAGATTTAAAGGCTAGGTTCAGCAAGTAACCATTACATGGACAGGTGAATAGAGATAACTTCAAGTTCACCAGGTGAGTTTCGATTTCTCACTAAAATCAAAAAGTAGAAAACTAGCCTGCTATTATATTATTAGGATGTGTTCAGCACTTTAAAATAAACTCTGACGTAATTACCATAGAAAGTGGTCGCAGGACACAGTAGAAATACTGTCCTAGAAATAGGCATTCAAGGAATGGATGACAGAATGGAAAGACATTCTATGTTGTTAGTAGCAGACACAATTACTAACTAGGCAACATGAATTGTTGGTAGGGTCTGAGTAGCATAATCGGTCAGACCAGAAAATAAAAAAACTGCTACGAACATCCTGTTTATCCAAAATCAATTTACATTAAATTAAAAAACGTATATAATACATTTTTAGGATGCATTCAGCAACTTTAAAATTTCAATCATAAATGAAACCAAAAGAGCATCCTGTTGCATAAAATCAAAGAAAGGAGAGTACTATGCAATTCGCAGAAGCAGTAATGAATCAAAAAACTCGTACCACCAATGGTATGAAGGCTCGCAAGTCAACCGCAAACGCATGTGTTGATTTGTTCTATAACATCGGTGCAAGCCGTGGTAAGAATATTGTTCCCGCTTTCACGGCGGCTTACGTAGAAAACTCCGATCTGGCATTGCGTATTGCCCAATGGGCACGTGATGCACGTGGTGGGTCTGGCGAGCGCCAAGTCTTTCGAGATATTCTCGCTTACTTGGAAAAAGCTAATCCGGAAGATGCTAGCCGTCTTTTGGTTAAGATTCCTGAATTGGGCCGCTATGATGACTTGTTTGTGTTTAGCACTAAACCGCTTAAGACACAGGCATACACTATGTTAGGCGATGCATTGCGTAATCGTAATGGATTGGCTGCAAAGTGGACACCACGTAAAGGCGACGTTGCACGTGAAATCCGTGAATTCTTTGGTATGACTCCAAAGCAATATCGTAAGAGCCTTGTTACGTTGACCAATGTTGTTGAAACACAGATGTGTTCTAATGATTGGGATAACATTAACTATAGTCATGTTCCTTCAGTGGCACATGCACGGTACAAGAAGGCTTTTGGTCGTCATGGCACAACTTATGCAGAATATGTAACTAAGTTGGTCAAGGGTGAAGCTGGCGTTAAAATTAACGCTGGTGCAGTATTCCCTTACGATGTGTTGAAGGGTGCTATCAGTAGCTGGAGTCGCAAGACTATGACTAAGACTGAATTGGATGCATTGCAAGCCCAATGGGATGCTCTGCCAAATTTCATCGGTGACGCTAATGTGTTGCCAATGGTTGACAGTTCAGGGTCAATGACTTGCCCAGCAGGTGGTCATTCTTCAAAGAGTGGATTGACTTGTTTGGAAGTTGCAATCTCATTGGGATTGTATTTTGCAGACAAAAACAAAGGTAAATTCGCTGACTGTTTTCTAACATTCAGCCGCACTCCTAAGTTGGTCAACCTTAAGGGTAACATCAATCAAAAGATTGATCAGATGAACACTGGTGAAGTTGCTAACACCAACTTGAACGCGGCGTTTGATCTAGTCCTTAAGACTGCGGTGCAGAACAAGGTTCCTCAAGCAGAAATGCCTGAAACTCTTGTAATCTTCTCCGACATGCAGTTCGACGGAGCTGTTGACGGTAAAGATGAATCTGCTATCAAGATGATGGAACGCAAGTATGTGGAAGCTGGCTATGCCCTTCCTCGTGTAGTGTTCTGGAACTTGAATGCCGCATACGGTAACACTCCTGTCAAATTTGACAAGAGTGGAACTGCTCTGGTTTCTGGCTTCAGCCCAGCTGTAGCAAAAGGAATCTTGAGTGGCAACATGGATGACTTCTCCCCAGAAGCAATCATGTTGAAGACCGTAATGGTGGATCGATATGCGATTTAATCGCTGACCCACACAGCCCGCTTCGGTGGGCTTTTTTTATTCAGCGTCCGCCGGAGCGAAACGTGGGATGGGCTGCTGTCCGCGGGGTTTTGATAGTTCTTCCTGACACACAAAAGAACTATCTTTTTGTTGTTTTTATACAACACTAGTTTGATTGACTTTTCCATCAATAATGCTATACTAAAGACTCACTAGAAAGGAGTCTAAGATGCCCAGGATCTCGAATCCCATTGTTGTTGCTTTCAAAGTTGAACTGACCGAATACGAACGTGGTTGGGGACAGAAGCATTGGATACTTGGTACTTTGATAACGAGTCAGAAGCTCGCCAAGCAGCCATTGATTATAACACTAAACACAACAACCTGAAAGAAGCGCCGGACTGGTATGTCCGTGCAGATTACGTAGGTCCTGTAAAATAAGGAATATCTATGCCTTGGATTCAAAACGTTGCATTAAGCGACATTAAAAAAGGATTTCATATTAATCCTGGTGAGAACGCCATGTTGATTCAAATCGTGGATCCACCCGGCGACTTTCCTACTCCCAAGTACACATTTAAAGAAGTGCATCAATTCCAATTTTTAGACATTGAGGAAAAAGATTTTGCACTGGATGAAGCGATGAGGTGTAGTCATGAACAAGCCGCAGAGCTCGTTCGTTTACTGCAACATGCATTAGCAAATCGTATGAATGTAATTGTACATTGTGTGGCAGGTGTTTGCCGCAGTGGTGCAGTCTGCGAAGTCGGAGTTATGATGGGTTTCGACGACACCGAAGTCTTTCGCAGTCCTAACCTACTAGTCAAGCACCGAATGATGAAGGCATTGGGATGGACTTATGATGAAAACGAACCGTATACTGTAAATGGTGTGCCGTTTGAATACGACGAGTTAGGTAACAAGAAAATTTGGGTGCCCCCTCGCCTTGAAGGAGATATTTAATGTATTTGCACAAAGAAGATTTAGAAAAAATGTTAGAAATTCTTAAAAGCTTTCCAGAAGTTGACATTGTGGAAGTTAAACAGGATAATAGTTCGGGAATTGGATCTCATACCACTATGGTATTTAGAACCACCGTTAACAATGTCGGTGGCGATTTTGAAGTAACTGTGTCAAGTGTGGAGAATTGGTAATGGCAAAGTGCTATCAATTGATTGGTGTTCCAGCCAGCGGAAAAACTACTTGGGTAAATCAGCAAAGTTGGGCAGTACCGTGTGCATACATTAGCACCGATAAATGGGTGGAAATTTATGCCAAGGAAGTAGGTCTTACTTATTCTGAAGTATTTGAGTCATTTATGCCAATGGCAGTTGATTTAATGGCCAAAGAAATAACAGCAGCTCGAGACCTGGGTCGCGACATTATCTGGGATCAGACCAGTACTACGATTAAGAGTCGTGCTCGTAAGTTTAATATGTTGCCGGATTACGTACATATTGCCGTGGTTTTTAAAACACCCAAGGAAGATGAACTTGCTCGTCGCTTGGCCAACCGTCCTGGAAAAAATATCCCAGACAATGTTATTCGTGCTATGATCAATAACTACGAAGCGCCTACATGGGAAGAAGGCTTTACGGAAATACGCTATGTCTAAGGAAGTGCCCGAACATCGAGACAAGCTAGGACGTTTGCTTAATGTGGGAGACTGTGTCGCATATCCGGCCAGTAACACATTGATTATTGGTATAGTCAAAAAGCTTAATCCAAAAATGGTCGGGGTTGAACGATTGGGAAAAAGTGGATGGGGACCTAGTAACAAATATCCCAATGATTTAGTGTTACTAGATGGACCGGAAGTGACCATGTATCTTATTAAAAATTCAGGTTGATTAAAATTCACCAAAATGTTATAATATTCTTTTAAATACTTAAATGAAAGGAGCGATATATGCCTAGTGTATTTTTAGTCAGCGACACGCACTTCGGACACACGGGCGTATGTCGCTTCACACGCAATGATGGTGTGACTAAGTTGCGTCCTTGGGACAGTCCCGAGGAAATGGATGAAGCTATGGTCAAAGCTTGGAACGAACGTGTCAAGCCTACGGACAAAGTTTATCATTTAGGAGATGTTGTTATTAACCGCAAGGCATTGGCCACGTTATCTCGATTAAACGGTGACAAAGTATTAATCCGCGGTAACCACGACATCTTCCGTGATGACGAGTACAGACAGTACTTTAGAGAATTACGAGCATACCATGTTATGAACGGAATGATCTTAAGTCATATTCCTGTACACAGCGATTCGTTGGGACGTTTCGGCGTTAACATCCACGGACACACTCATGCTAACCGTGTTAAGAAGGCCCGTGGCGTTGATGCTAGGACAGGAGAAATTTTATACAGTGATGTAAACGATGTCCGTTATCATTGTGTTTGCGTTGAGCAGACACCGGACTTTGCTCCTATCTTATTTGAAGATGTGTTAAAGCGCATCGAAGCAGAAGGTGGGTCAATAGGTTTTAGGAACGGCAACGGCCCTACAATGTAAGGAGTTATCATGCGTACACCCTGCACTAATTGTGATACAGACAAGGAAACTTACAACGGTCAATGGTGGTTCCTTCGGGGTTATTTTGGTATAAGCGGACAGTTTTGTTCGGACTGTTATGACAAAATCAGTCACGATAGTTATCAGCAACCTAGGAACCCTGAAGAATACACAATGATGTTGTTAAAACTGAGTAATCCTTAAAATAGACCCTTCGGGGTCTATTTTTTTGACTATAATTTCTAATAGATAATTAATGTATAACCATCGAGGATTTATGACACTCAAACAAGAAATTTTGCGATATAGCAGGCAGGAAAATATCGGGCCTTTGACTAATTGGTTTGAAAGTTCATTGGAACAGTTAATTGATGAGCAGGTTTACACAGATTTAAATCAACTTGAAGATACAGGTAAGAAACTAATCAGTGGATTGATTTCTTATGGAAAAAAATATAATATTCATAATGCAGTAGTTGGTATGAGCGGCGGAGTCGACAGTGCTTTAACAGCCGCTTTATTTAAAACAGCGGGCTGGAGTGTAACTGGTGTCACTATGCCCATTCATCAGAAAAAAGAAGAAACCGATAGGGGAATAGAAGCTTGTAAATCTTTAAGATTGGATCACATGCACATAGACTTGACGGAGCAATTTGAGAACTTGCTGGCAAGTGTGCGTGATTATGATCTTACTATAGATGAACCACAAAACTCAATTCGTCGCGGTAATCTACGAGTTCGCAGTCGTATGATTACTCTTTATAATATCGCCAGTATGAATCGTGGTTTAGTGGGTAGTACAGACAATTTTAGTGAGCTAGCCGCAGGGTTCTGGACCTTGCATGGCGATGTAGGAGACTTAGCACCTATTCAAAGTCTTAATAAGAGTTGGGAAGTTCCTAAATTAGCTGAACTTTATGGAGTACCTGAAAGCACTGTTTTTGCAACCCCCACAGATGGCCTGGGTATTAGTAATGGTGACGAGGATCAATTTGGTTTTAGTTATTTGGAATTTGACATCGTACTTTTAAAATTATGTCAGCTTGAACGAACTGTTAACAGAAATTCATTAATAGAATACTTAGAAGTTCCAGCCAGTGATCAAGCTAAAGTGAATAAAATTTTAGATAGGATTAAATCAAGTTCTTTTAAAAGGCGTAATCCTTATAATTTAGAACATCCGCAACAAAAAAATATATATCTAGGCCTGAGTAACTTGGATACATCTGTGTGGAGTGTATGAAATTAACATCTTCACCACATTTTGTTAGATCAATTGCACAGCCTTACACAGTATGGCACAATTGTTTTACTGACGAACAGTTAGATTCTATAATAACATCTCATGATCAATTGGGCGTGTTCCAATCACAGGTTGGATCCGAATCAGAATTTGATCAAAGTATTAGAAAGAGCTCTAGCTCTTTCCATCATAAAACAGATCAAAATTCATGGATCTTTGATAGAATTTTGCATATGGTGGAACTGACCAATGATATGTTTTTTCAATTCGATCTATTAGGATTTGAAAAATATCAATATACTGTGTATAATAACGAAGATTATTATGACTATCACGTAGATACTATGTTTGGAACTATGCCTATTAATCAGGAAAGTCATTTGACAAGAAAATTAAGCTTAACAATTTTATTAAATGACCCTGACGAATTTGAAGGTGGTAATTTTGAACTATGCTACGGCACGCCTAAAGAAGCATTGTCATTTAAATTAAACAAAGGTACAGCTATATTTTTTCCTTCATACATGTTGCATCGAGTAACGCCTATTACTCGTGGTGTAAGAAAATCTTTGGTGGTTTGGACATTGGGTCCAAAGTTCAAATAAAATAAATACGGTTGTCAATGAAAGCTGTCGTTATGATTTACACCATTAAAGATTTATCGGATCCTTTGGCATCTTATTTAAAAGATGATCCAGTGCGCCCCCATATACCACACGAATTAAGATTCGGTGCAAACCGCCAAGTACTAGCATTAACAGAAGATAACACAGTTCATGCAGTTGTGTGTGCTAGACTATGCAGTATAATTCCCAAAGACGAACAAGAACTGTTGTCGGACAACAGCGAGACACCTGACACTGCTGTATTTTACACCATATGGAGTTATCATCCAGGTGCTGGTCAAAAATTAATTAGAGAAGGGCTTAAAGAATTACAAAAAGCAATGCCAACTATTAAAAGATTTGTAACACTGAGTCCGACAACAGATATGGCCCGGCGCTTTCATTTAAAAAATGGCGCCAACGTATTCAGAGTTAACGAAGAAAGTGTTAACTACGAATATATACAACTATAACATTTAAATCAATGAATACTGTAAAAAATTATGTGGTGTGTGCTCACCGCAAAATCAAAAGCACCAAATGGGTTTGGAAAGATACTAAAGATGAAGGCAATATTTACGATACTTATCGTCAAATGTGCTTGCATAGTTTAAGCAGTGCCCGTCACTTCTTAGAAGGAGATTGGGAATACATATTGTTCGACGAAGAAATCGAAAGCATCAATGATGCTATGCCACTAAACAATGACAGGGTCTATGAACTATGGCATCGCGAACCTTGTAACATTCTATGGGTAGGCCCAGATGTGCAGTTTGTCAAACCTACAAAGTTGTTCGATGAATTCAATGAGTTTAGATTGTTCAACTGGACCGATCCCAAACAATGGAATGAACCCAATCAATATAATAAGAGTTTTGCCAACTTGTTTAACAACGATTTGCAGTACTACCCGCATAACATGGATCCAACACTATGGGAATTGGAACGAGAAATGCGAGGCGCTTGGGATAACAGCGACGGAATGAGCAGCTATAACAACCAACAGATTATTCATAACACAATGTTCTGGAGCCAGGGATTAGAGTGGAAAGATGCTCATCGTCCAGACTTGTTTTATCAAGCGCAGTGGATTCCAATTTGGGCAACTGTCGAACAACAAGATGACTGGAACCAGTGCAAATATGAAGATGCACATGCTATTCATTGGCATAGTAGTCGACACAGTCCTACTAAATTAGAATGTATGCGACAAGTTAACGAAGCATTAGGTGTTCCATTATTAACTGAATTAAAATGAAAATTGCAATATTGGGTGCTCGTGGGTTTATCGGGTCTTATCTAGTTCGGTATTTTTCTAATAGCTCACACACTGTGATACCAGTGACAAGAGATACAATTAATCTTAGTAATTATATTGCAGTAGATAATTGGATTAACTCCGTTCGACCTGATGTGATTATTAATGCAGTTACCAGTGGTGGGGGCGCCCGAGTAAACGACATTAACTACACTGATGTACAAACAGACTTAGGAATATTTTTTAATTTTTATAATAACAAACATTGCCCACGTTATATTAACATAGGCAGTGGTGCCGAATACGATAGACGGACCAGCATTCATAAAGCCAAAGAAGAATCTATACTCAACTGCACTCCGATGGAAAGTTATGGATTTGCTAAAAACATTATATCACGTGCAGTGCTTAATAGAGAAAATTTTTATACACTGAGATTGTTTGGATGCTTTGACAGCAGCGAGCCCGACATTAGACTGTTTAAAAAATTTTTAGCAGGAAAAATTAATAGCATTGAAAATAAATTTTTTGACTACATTAGTCTTAGTGACTTTGCAAAAATTGTAGAATATTATTGTAAAGAAGAAACCCTTGTGTATCAAGATATTAATTGTGTTTATTTAGAAAAACACTTACTCAGTAATTATTTAACAATGCTATCCCAGTGGCAGAATGCAACAATTTCATACGAAATTACCAATAAAACTTGGGGATATTATACCGGAGACGGAGAAAAGCTAGCCCTATTAGGATTAGAACTACAAGGGCTGGATGAAGGATTAAAAAACTATGTCTAAAAAAATTGTTTATGTTACAGGATGTTTGGGATTCATTGGAAGCCACGTCACAGAAACTTGTTTAAAACAAGGGTGGTATGTTATCGGGGTAGACAAATGCACTTATGCTAGTAACCCTACATGGATTGATAGTTGGTCAATGAGGTATGGTGATCAATTTCATTTTATTAAAAGTGATATCAATGAGTTGACAAGACTGTATGACTGTGACTACATTATTAACACTGCGGCTGAAACTCATGTTGATAACAGCATAGAAGACAGCGATTTATTTGTTCACAGTAACATCAACGCAGTACATAATTTGCTCAAGTTGATAAACAAAAAGAAATACAAGAAACCTGTATTTTTACACTTTAGCACAGACGAAGTCTACGGCGATATAGAACTGGGCAGTCACACAGAAACAGACTTGTTAAAACCTAGTAATCCATATAGTGCAACCAAAGCCGCCGCTGACCATCTTGTAACAAGTTGGGGCAGAACATATAATCTGCCCTATGTTATAATCCGTCCAACTAATAATTATGGGATTGGCCAATATGTTGAAAAGCTCATTCCCAAAACGGTAAAATATTTGAGTGTGGGACGTAAAGTGGACCTGCACAATAACGGCACTCCTGTGCGTACTTGGTTATATGCAGGAGATACTGCACAGGCGGTAATTAAAATCGTCGAATCTGGTGTAGTAAATGAAATTTATAACATAAGCGGAAACTACGAAACCGAAAATATCAATGTAGTTAAGAAAATAGTCAATTTAATGGGACTCACTGGCCCTTTAGAAGATTATATCGAACACATGATACGAGTTGGTCAAGATGTGCGATACAGTATCGACGACAGTAAATTACGTCAATTGGGGTGGAAACCTGAAGCAATATTTGACAACGAACTAGTAAAGATAGTAGAATACTACAAAGAAAATTTTATTTGGTGATACATGGAACAAATTCTTCAACAAGTTCGCGAGTACATTCGCGAAAAACAATCAAACAAAAAATGGCAGGCAGGTCGAGACTTTGTTAATTATGCAGGTGCATATTACAATGAAGATGAATTCGTAGCAGGAGTGGAATCACTGCTCAATGGATGGTTGGCCATGGGTGACCAGGGACTGCAATTTGAAAGGCAATTTCCTAAACAATTTGGTAAAACAAAAGGCATTGTCACTAACAGCGGCAGTTCAAGTAATCTGCTGATGATGTCAGCATTGACCAGTAAGCGTGGGTATAACTTGCCCAAAGGCACTAAAGTGTTAATGCCTATTGCAGGCTTTCCTACAACTCTTAACCCAACACTACAAGTAGGGTTCGTCCCAGTGTTTGTGGACATTGAATTAGATACACTAAACTTAGACACTGCACAATTAGAAAAAATCTTAATAGACAACCCAGACATTCGAGTAATCACTTTTGCTCATGTATTAGGTAATCCTCCCAACATGGATGAAGTCATGCGTGTTGTCAACCAATATAATCTAATTCTATTAGAAGATTGTTGCGATGCATTAGGCAGTACCTATGATGGTAAGCCATTGGGTTCATTTGGATTAATGTCTTCATGCAGTTTTTACCCAGCACATCATATGACCATGGGCGAAGGTGGATACGTGGCCACAGATGATGCTAACACTGATGTAATTCTTCGTAGCTTCCGTGAATGGGGTCGTGGATGCTATTGTGTGGGGCCCGAAGCTAACAAGCTAAAATGTGGAACGTGTGGCAAGCGTTTTAAAAACTGGATTCCTACTCTGCCAGACGAAATATTTGATCACAAATATGTATACGATGAAATTGGATATAATCTCAAACCCATCGAACTACAATGCGCCATGGGCTTAGAACAACTTAAAAAATTACCTGAGATTCATGCACTACGTAGACGAAACCATGCTCTTTTATTCAGCATCTATGAAAAGTACGAAGAATACTTTCACTTACCCCGAGCACAAGATAAAAGCGATCCTAGCTGGTTTGCATTTCCATTGACTGTGAGGAAAGATGCGCCATTTAAACGCAGTGACATTGTGGATTATTTGGAAGAGAATCTGATTCAGACTCGTCCTTATTTTGCCGGTAATATTATGTTGCAGCCTGCTTACAGTCATTTGATGGATCCGCAGGTAGCCAAAGACAATTATCCTAATGCTACACATGCCATGACTCATACATATTTTCATGGTACCAGTCCTGTGATTACACCAGAACAAATTGCTTACATCGGTGAGAAGGTTGATGGTTTTATGAGTTTGTTTGTATGAAAAAATTAAGTATTGCTGCCGCTAATATTGACGGCCAACCCATGTTTAAATACTTGGATCGAGCTAGGCAACTAGAAGCTCAAGGTCGAAGTATGATTCACATGGAGATTGGCGATCCTGATTTCAATACTCCGGATAATATCACCATGGCAGCAGTACGAGCTTTAACAGAAGGTCGCACTCATTATACCAGCAGTTGGGGAGAATTAGAATTCAGAGAAGCTATACGTGTTGCTACATTTAATAGCAGACACTTTATGCCCGATTTAAATCAAGTGTTGGTAGTACCTGGCGCTAATGTCGGCATATTTTATGCCGTGTTTACACTATGTGATCCAGGCTACGATGTGTTAGTGCCTGACCCTGGATTTGCTACTTACTACAGCACAATTAAGATGTGCGGTGCAAACGCTGTTCGAGTTCCTTTGAAAGAAGAACACGGGTTCCGTATGCAAGCAGATGACGTGCGTAAACTGATTACGGATCGTACCAGACTGCTGATTATTAACAGTCCCAATAATCCCACTGGCGCAGTAATGTCAAAAGAAGAGCTTAAAGATATCTACGACCTATGCGTTGAAAAGGACATTTACTTGTACAGCGATGAAATTTATAGTCGAATGATTTACGATGACTATGAATTTACAAGTCCCAGTCAATATGATAAGTGTAAATCCCATGTTATATTAAGCAATGGATTTAGTAAAGCATTTGCCATGACAGGGTGGAGATTGGGCGCACTAATTGGTCCCACTGAAGTCATGGAACGTATGGCTGCATTGTTGCAAACTACTAGTAGTTGCGTCACTCCTTTTATTCAACATGCTGGCGTTGAAGCAATACGTGGAACACAGGATTCTGTTTATAGAATGATGACCGAATACCGAAGTCGGCGAGATATTCTTGTCAAAGGTCTCAATGAGATACCAGGATTTCGATGTAAGTCTCCGGGCGGTGCATTTTATGTGTTTCCTAATATAGAAGAAACAGGACTCACTGACATCGAAGTATGCGAGCAATTAATGGACAAAGCAGGAGTAGTCACAGTACCAGGCAGTTGTTTTGGTCAGTACGGTCAAGGACATATTAGGCTTTGCTATGCCACAGACACTTATAGTATAATGAGTGCAGTTAATCGAATTAAAGAATGGGCCAGTAAATTATGAGAGTATGCGATTGGATCGCCGAATATTTGTATCAAATCGGAGTTAAACGTGTTCATGGATTGATGGGCGGTGGGGCCAGTGGACTTAACGACGGCTTTATCAAAAATGGAAAGATGGGCTATGTTTGCTATCACCATGAACAAGGTGCTGGTCATGCAGCCATTGGCGAAAGCAAATTTACAGGACAACTGGCAGTAGTAAACCCTACCACAGGTTGTGCAGGTACCAATTGTGCTACCAGTGTTCTTAATGCTTGGCAAGATAGTGTGCCTGTTTTGTTTATCAGCGGTAATGTTCGTTTGAATACTTGTAGTGGCTATATTAATCAAACCAAAGGTGTTAACATTCGCAAGTATGGTATTCAAGAGCACAACGTTGTGGATACATACAAGTCAATGACTAAAATGTCCCACTTTGTTCTGAGTTCCGACGAAGTTGCATATAGACTACAGGAAGCAGTTTGGAGAGCAACAACGGGTCGACCAGGTCCTGTTTGGATTGACATCCCTGGAGATGTTCAAGTGGCGCAAATGCCTGAGAATCCTTCACAGTTTCAACCCCCCACAACTACACTTAAACTACAGGACTATGCTTTAATTAAAGAATTATTGAGTAAAGCCGAACGCCCTGTTGTATTGGCGGGCTATGGTATTAGACAGGCAAATGTAGTTGATAATTTTGTTAAGTTTATTGAGAAATATCAAATTCCTTATGTAAGCACTTATGGTGCCAGGGATTATACAGAAGACCGTCATCCATTGAGTGTTGGGGCAGTGGGCATCAAAGGTTCGAGAGCTGGAAACTTTGCCATGCAGAACGCAGACTTATTGCTAATTCTAGGCAGCAGTTTAAATTCTAGTGTTGTGGGATATGATCCTACACAATTTTCTCCGGCAAGCACTAAAATTCTTGTGGACATCGACTGGAACGAAATTAACAAAAACATTGTGTCAATTGATCACAAGTATAACGATTATTTGGAAAACTTTTTTGGGGCTATGCTATGACGAGACACGAATGGATTCAAAAATGCAACGAATGGAAAACAAAATGGCCTGTAATGCAAGAGGAATATCGTCCCTCTGAAAATGATTTTCAATTGAACATTTATGCCGTGCTAGATGCAATTAATCAGCATAGTTCAGCCAATGACATTTTAATGGGCGATGCTGGCAGCATTAGCTATGCAGGGCCGGTGGCACTTAATGCCAAACATGGGCAGCGTTTTATTTTTAGCCCCGCTCAAGCAGACATGGGATGGGCGCTACCTGCTGCCGTTGGTGTAAGCATGGCCAGTGATCAGCCTGTTATCAGTATTATAGGCGATGGCAGTTTTATGAGCAATGTTCAAGAATTGGCTGTGGTCAAGCAACACGAACTAGATATCAAATTTGTTATATTAAACAACAACGGTTACTTGAGTATTAAAAACACACAACAAAAATATTTCAATGGAAGAGTGTATGGTACCAGCGGTGAAACTGGTTTATGGTTTCCTAGCATGAAAAATATTGCTGTGGCATTTGGCATGCCTTGTGTGGATATCAGAACAAAAGAAGATCTACGTCTTCATTTCCCCAATGCCCTTAAGAAAAAAGGCCCAGTCATTATAGACTGCCAGTGTCTCAATGAGCAAGAAATATTGCCAGCCCAAGCATTAAAAGATGGTAAACAAGCTGGCTTACACGACATGACACCATTCCTCAGTGAGGCTGAATTAGAGCAAGAAATGATTGTCAAAATTGATTAAATGCCATTGATTTAATTTAAATATTTTGCTATAATAGCAGTTCCACTAATCCAAAAAGGAATTGCATGTTTGAATCAATTGAAATTCGTAAAGCCGCTAATGGTTTTATCCTGGTTGTCAATACCGAAGATGAAGCCAAGGAATATGTTTACGATACTAGCCGCAAACTAATGCGAGTTATTAAACAGTATATTGATGCCGATAATAAATCGGAAGAGTAATACTTAAGTATACGTTAAAAATATTATTTTTATAACAATTTAACAGGCCAAATTTTGGTTGACCAATATTCCCTAATTTGCTATAATATTGGAATAGTAAGCAACAAGAGGAAACAAAATGGCTCGATACACTCCGGTTAAGATTTCTACGTTGGAATTGGCTACTCTGTCTTTTGCGGCATTTCGTCATAATCAGTCGAACGTTCGCAAGGATCCGACTTACTTTGACAAAGTCACAGATTCGGTGGTGCCTGTGACTCCTAATAAAGTTTTGATGCGTGAAGGCAATCTTCAAGTCACTGAGCAGGATCTCACAGATGCTCAGTCGGCTATGGAGACGCTGACTCAGGATCGCGTGATGCGAATCCTTAAAGGACTCAAAGTTGCCGATTTTCAAAATACACTGACTAATCTTGTAGGGCAGACTGAATGCACTATGAGCGATGCAGGACTTATGGCATTTCTTCCTTCAATGGCTGATCAAATTTGCCAGCGTCAAGCTCGCGAACAAGAAGTAGCAGAATTGGCTCACACCAGTGAATTTTTGGGTCGAGTGGGAGACAAAATTACTGTGGAAATCACGGTCATGAATTCCCGCTATGTTCAGCAGTTTGGTTGCTGGTCTGTGAATGCCAAAGACAGTGCAGGCAATTTGATTTCTTACTTTACTAGTAAGGAAGAATGCACTCGTAGCGGCCGTTATACTGCTAAAATTAAACGTGTTGAAACTAGCAGTTTCCATAACGGTGCCCGTGTTACCACGCTGAATTTTGTCAAATTTGCTTAAAAAATAGGCAAAAAATGTGTTGTTTTTAAACAACATTGTAATACCCTACCAAAATGTCGGGTAATTGACCGAAATTGGTAGATTTGCTATAATACATGTATTGCAGTTAACAACAGGAGCTAAAAATATGTCAAAAGCAACAATTCTTATTCGCAAGGGCACTTACCGCAACAAACCCGTTGACGGCAAAGTTTTTGAGCTGGTTGAGCAGTACAAGAAAACTGCCAATGGCGGGCACGTCACTGTTCGCAATGGCGGCGTTTTTCCCGACATGCCCGACACTATCCGTATCAAAGTTAGCGGTGTTGCTGCCTACGAATTTGTCACTGGTAACGAAGCTATTGAGCATGACATTGAAGTGCGCGAAGCTGTTGCCGTTGAGACTGACGAAGAAGTCATTGCTCGCATCCGTGAGCGTTTCGACATCCTTGACGAAATGACTAAGGCTGCTACCAACGGCGATATTCGTGCAATGATTGTCAGCGGCCCCCCGGGCGTTGGTAAGAGCTACGGTGTTGAGACTATTGTGGAGAAAGCTTGCCTGTTTGACCAGATTGCTGGCAAGAAACTTCGTGCAGAAGTTGTTAAGGGTAGCGCCACTGCATTGGGTCTGTATTGCACTCTGTACAAGTACAGTGACCCCAATTGCGTTCTCGTGTTTGATGACTGCGACAGCATTCTGTTGGATGACGTTGCACTGAACTTGCTCAAGGGTGCGCTGGACAGCGGCAAAAAGCGTAAAATTTCTTGGCTTGCTGACAGCAACATGTTGCGTCGTGAAGGTGTGCCAGATCAATTCAACTTCAATGGAAGTGTGATTTTTATCACCAATTTGAAGTTTGACACCATGAAGTCGCAGAAACTGCGGGATCATTTGGATGCACTGCAAAGTCGTTGCCACTACTTGGATCTGACTTTGGATACCATGCGTGACAAGTTCCTGCGTATCAAGCAGATTGCCACTGACGGCGCATTGTTTCAAGACTATGATTTTGGCGACATTGGCCGTGACGAGATTTTGGAGTTCATGAACTCTAACAAGAGCAAGCTTCGTGAAATGAGCCTGCGTATGGCGCTGAAGATTGCGGATCTGCGTAAGAGCTTTCCGCTTCGTTGGAAGGCTATGGCAGCAACTACTTGCATGAAGGCAGCATAATAGACAATGACAAGGCATTCTTTGCTAGTATCTTGGCAATGATGGCCTTGTTATTTGGCCACCCTGTTATTGCTTTAATCATTTTCCTAATAGGAGTAATGTAATGAGTGGGTACGAAACTTATACTAGGTTGCAAAGAATCGAAGCCCAGGCAAAACACCTTGGCTTTAGATTGGGTAATCCTAAGCATGGTTATACGGGCCGAGGTGATGTTGAGTTTGTTGCAGTCTTTCCGGCAGAAGATCAATTGCCTATATATTCTCGTGACGCTGAACTTTTTGTTGGATCTTTTCGTGAACTAGAAGTGTGGTTGAATGGGTGGGCAAAAGCTCAACAGTATGACTATATGTTGCGTTTAACTGATGAAAAAAAGCGCAAGAAGTTCGAAGACAAAGAGCGTGAGCGTCAACGACTAGAGGCCGAACGTCTGGAAAAACGTAAGATGTTTGCCGCGCTGTCAGATAAAACTGAAGACCAAGTTAATAAACTTATAAAGTAAAGGATATAATATGAGTTGGGTATTGATTCTGTTTGTTCATGCAGGTGTGATGTCCGACAAAGACAGCATGTCACTGACAAATGTTCCGGGATTTGCCACTGAGGCTGTTTGCCAGGCTGCTGGCAAACAGGCAGAGGCTCTTGCTAAACGGACTACTAAAGAAGTTAAATTTGTCTGTGTTAAACAAGGAAACTGAACAATGATAAAAATTATACAAGTGTGGTTTACTGTATCGGTTCTGGCTGGCGCACTAATTTATCTTTGGTCTATAGCTACCGGAAAAGA